TCAACCTTCATGCCTTTTGATAACATCCTTCACAGATAATATCGCCTCGCCATGCGGTATTTGGTTAACAACGGATATCAATTCATCGACGTCTCTATGAATATACACCTGATTCGTAACATCTTTATGCGAATGCCCCATTAGCGTTTTTGTCATAGCATCAGACATGCCTATCTGTGTAAGAAGAGTGGCGAATGTATGTCTCCCGTCATGGGGCAAATGCCCTGGTACTTTCATTTTTAAATACCGGCTGAGCGCCATTTGTATGTTTTTAGGCGTGGATGTCGGAAGCATATACTCTCCGTGCTCGAATCGACTCGCGCTGTACCATTTTCTTATAAATGGCATAATACAATTGGCTATCGGTATGATGCGGTTTTTACTCGCATCCGTTTTAATACCGCCAATCATATAGCGTTCCTTTATATGCACATCAGCAAATTTTATTGACTTAATTTCGCCAGGTCGCATGCCTGTGTATATTAAGCATAACATGATTCTTGCATATTCATCTGTATTCGATAATTGCCATAAATCATAAATCTCTGCCGGTAAAAATGGCTTATGTAAAGTTGACTTTTCTTTTGCGGGCAACGTGACTAGGCTAGCGTAGTTTTTGTCAACAATGTCATTTCGTATGGCTGCCAGAAAACATCCGTTCATGGCTGTTTTAATCTGTGCTAACGCAGGCCCGCTCATGTGGCTATGATCATCAATAATTGCTTGTAGATGGGCTAATCTAATATTTTTAATTGGGATATTCATAAGATGTAGCATTTTCTTTTTATTGTGAGGGTAACCGCCTTTGTCTAGTTGTATCCCTTTGCGCATCTTATCTTCAATCATCCATTCCCAACATTGGCCAAAGGTCGTATCCTTGGTCTCGTATTGCGGGGCGTTAGCGTCATAAGCAGATAGTGCATTATATGCCTCTTTTTGCGTTGCAAAGGTTCCTATCGATTTTCGCAAGGGTTTACCCTCGGAGTCATATCCAAGGGTCACCACGGCTCTATATGGGCGCCGTAGAGGCTTGTGTTTCATCTTATATACGGTTCCAGTACCATTGGCTCGTTTCATGGCCATAATTACATACCTCCTATAACTAAGCCCCTATCTGAGTAGTATCGGATAGGGGCTTTACGTTTATTAATCATTTGTCTTATAGACTAATTTATTTTCTTTATCCATAAGTTCTGCTAATTTATCAGTGGTAATAGGTATTTCAATTTTATCGCCATTTCCATTAATAAATTTAATAGTATACGGTGGGTTCATAATTATTTGTTTAGGTATTGCATAGTAGACAAGGGCATAGCTATGCGGCATCATATCATAGATTTTGGTATCCATCGCTACTGGGATTATATACTGATTGTCCTTTTCTATAAGTAATCGTTGTGATGGTAGTTGAGGCATTACCGTGCCCGCTAATGGATTCTTTAGATGAAGTGCATATGTAGCTATGTATACATAATCATTACTGTTTAGTATGGCTTTCTTAAAAGATTCGTCTGGAAAAATCAGACGATCGTCTTTGGAATATGATACATATTTAGTGATTGTAGCTGGGGTAATTAATACCGCGGCGCCACCAGCTCCACTCCGAAGTTCAACTCCATAATTAATTGGGCTTTCAAGTTTACGATCAGTTTTATAATTTTGCCAGGTGCTCCAGATTTTATCATACGTTTCTGGGGTTACATCAATAAATTGTGCAAATGAAGAACTAGCAACTGTTGCAAATAATGCCGCGATAGATAAAATTTTATAGAATTTCATTGTTTATCTCCCTTAGTAATCTCCCTTATTAATCTCTTACAAAGTCACATTGTACATAACAACCTTACCAATCAGGTATAAGTCATCTGTATTCTCGTAACTAAATATGATGTCCCGAAATGCCATATCCGAGCTATCAGGTTTAAATACAAATTCTTTATGTTGTTTATCATTGTAGAATCTTTTAACTGTATAATCCCCTCCATTCTTAATAACTACAATATCTCCGTCATGGATATCTGGCAGTTCTATATTTCTTAATACGGCGATAATAGCACCATTTTGGATAACATTATTCATGCTTTCACCGTTAATCGACATAAGTATAATATTCTTATTGCCTGCGTAACGACCCATCATGAAGTCTGGGATAGATATAGTAGGCATGAAGTTAATGGCGTCTATCGTGGTCAACGCGCCCGCTGATACAGATGCAGGTACGTATTTGTAAGTACTGATAGGCATATCCGTTATATTATTGTCAGACTCTTCACCTAGTAATTCCATAATATTGACACGGAGTATATCGGCTAGTTCGTATAATTTACCTACAGGCGGCTCGGCCATACCTGTTTCCCATTTTTGTATAGTTGTAAAGGATTTATATCCTAGCTTTTTTGCTATATCTTCTTGTGATAGATCACGAAGTCGTCTAAATCGTCTAATATTATCTGAAAGCCTCATCTCTTCCTCCTTAATCTCTCTCCCAAACTATATTTAAATTATAGTATATATTTGACTTAAATTCAAATGAATTTAATATTTTTTTGTAAAAACTTGAAAAAAATTCAAATTAACGCTTGACCTTGAATTTAATTCATGTTAAGATGATGTCACAAAAGGAGGTGATATTAATGCCCGAGAAATTTTATTTAGCTGAATTAAGGGCAAGAAAGGGTCTCACACAAGCCCAAGTAGCCGCGGATTTAGGTGTATCTTTACCGACCTATGGCGCGTGGGAAAAGGATATCTCCAACGTGGCTATAAGTAAAGTTGTAGCAGTGGCTGCATACTTTGGGTGTACCGTAGACCAAATTTTTTTGACCAGAAACTTGAATTAAAATCAAGTAAAGGAGGGGCAGTAAATGACAGACATGGAAATTCTGTATAACTCCTATCGTGATAGCGGGTTACAGACCAACGAGGAAATGGAAAATTTACTCGGATGGCCGAACGGTAAGATTAGAACTATGAAAGCCCGGCTAAAGGCAAGAGGACTTATTGATTATGATTTCGGTAAGCCGGTTACGATTTTAAAGCCGTATCGAGAAGATGTGGAAAAGCCAGAAAGCTTCAAAGCAGCTATATACCGAGAGATGCTAGAAGTTTACATGGATGATTTCCGTAATCAAGATACTTTTAAAGATCGTTTACAAGTAGGCCAAGAAATCAGAATGATTTTGAAGGCTATATGAAAAGGAGGGGCAGTGCACATGATTAGAAAAGTGATTTCAGTCGCCCAAATGTCGACTGTGCTCGGTGTTAGCCTAACAGCTATCCGGGAGGGCATCGCAAGAGACCGATTCCCGTTCGCATACGCCTGGCAGTCACCAGGTAAGAAATCCCGTAGCTTTGTCATCGATAAAGAGGGGTTTAGAACATTCCTTGTTCATTCGCTAGGTTGGGATGTGAAAGTAGTTGATGCGGAGTTTAAATCCGCAGGAATTCATTAGGAGGAATTAATCATGACATGGATTGACGCAGGAATGCATTTGAGCTTAGTTGCAGCAGCAGTAGCATCTATTTTATCAATGGTGACGATATAAAGGAGATCAATTTATGGGTTATATGTTAACTGGCACGTTTTTAGTCGCAGGTTCTATGGGAGCCTTAGAACTCGACCAAATTGGATGGGAACAGTTCATATTGCAATCGTTAATCGGACTGGTTATATCTCTATACGGATTTAAAAAAGATATGGCAGAAGTTGACGCAGAAGAGCAGGAAGATGTCACATACATCCCAAGAGTGAGAACTCACGGTGATTATTGTAAAAACCCTTATTACAACTAAAAGGAGACAGAAAATGACAAAACCTTATATCAGTAAACAAAAAGTAAGGGACTTCGTATCTCGTGTCAGTTGTGACAAAACCGATGCGATTGAAAATGAATACGAAGCTCTATTGACTAAAGAAATTAAGTCGCTAGATGCTTTTAAACGTCTGGAAGAAGCTTTATCTGAAGCCCGGAAATCGGCTATGGAAATTAAGCGAGCAGGGTTTGGTGATAGCGTTTTGTATAGTATGCCGGCTTCGGAATTTTTAATCGATCGTATGATTAGTCGATGTAAAAGTTGCTATGATAAGCCGCCAAAAGAATGGGCTGCTATTTGTGAACTCTTAAAGCCGTTCGCGGAACGACTATCAAAAGTACGCAACGCCAGACAAAGCGCTTACAGAATTATTGATGAAGCACAAACAGGTAGAGCTGCTGCGGATGCGTTAAAAGAAGCAGGCTTAGATTATTACACATGGGAAGCTAGAAAGCCTGAGATGGTGCTTGATTTAAGCGCGTTGAAAGGTGGTGATTAAATTGCGAAATTGTAGTACCTGTCCAAAGCGAGATTATTGCATTCCTGATGAATGTGAGGATTTGGGCATAAAAAATGAGCCTGATGATGCGGCAACATCAACAAGCTCAAATTAGAAAAATATCCATTTAAAGTATACCACAGAAAGGACATATTATGGAATTCTTATTAGTTACTTACGATACTAGCGATTATTACTGGCCAAATAATACGCCAGCTCATGACTATGATGAATTTTGGTTTAGATATTACGAATCCGATACAAACGTTCCAATCGATAATATTGGTGTTGGTGATTGGGTGGTTGTTAAATCAAGAAACGGCTTAGGCATTGCTCGTGTTTTGAAAAAGGCAAAAGACCTTGATACTGTTCGGATGCAAGGTTTCAAAGGAAATGTAGTTAAACAGGTCATTGCAGTTATCGATACTTCTAAATGCGATAAACGTGAAAGTGATCGAGCTAAATTGGAGGACATAGAAAAGAAACTCGAACAAAAGGCTAAGAACGCTGAGCGCTTGACCATGTATCGGTTACTTGCAAAAGATAATCCGGAATTCTCAGCGTTACTTACTGAGTATGAATCTGTAAAGGCGTCTGTCGATGAATTATAACGCTTTCATCAACCTCAAGTCTAAAATGTCAGAATCTCACGGATTTGATATTGATACAGGTATGCTAAACAAACACCTATTTGATTTTCAACGAGATATCGTTAAGTGGGCCTTGGCAAAAGGTAAAGCCGCCATATTTGCGGATTGTGGATTAGGTAAAACTTTAATGCAGCTGTCCTGGGCGTATGAGATTTATTTACATACAGGTGGATCAGTACTCATATTAGCACCGCTAGCTGTGGCCGCTCAAACACAATCCGAGGGTGAACGTTTCGATATTCCTGTGACTATATGCGAATCCGATGATGACATTGTACCAGGCGTTAATATTACGAATTACGAGAAATTGGGCCGATTTAATACCGATAATCTGATAGGTGTCGTGCTTGATGAATCGAGTATCCTAAAGTCATTTACTGGTAAAGTACGTACAGATTTAATAAATCGATTCAGTAATACACCATATCGCTTGGCATGTACGGCAACACCTGCACCAAATGACTATATGGAGCTTGGCAATCATGCGGAGTTCCTCGGCATTATGAGCCGTAATGAGATGCTATCTATGTATTTCACGCACGATGGTAGTGATACTGCTAAATGGCGATTAAAAGGCCATGCAGAGAATACCTTTTGGGAGTGGATGGCGTCATGGGCAGTAGTGCTAGATAATCCGGCATCCCTAGGTTATGAAGATGATGGCTATGAATTGCCTGAGTTACATGTACATGAAATCGTCGTTGATAAAACTGGTGAAGATGTTCCTACTTTATCATTACTAGAACGCCGCAGGGCTCGCAAAGCATCTCTTGAATCAAGATGTAGAGCAGCAGCTGATTTAGTCAATGCATCTAATGAGCAATGGCTAGTGTGGTGCGACCTTAATGATGAATCGACTACTTTGAAAGAAATGATTGATCTCGCAGAGGACGTCAAAGGTAGTGATAAGGCGACTCGAAAGCAGGGCATGATGTTAGGTTTTGGTTCTGGATTCCTAAAATGTTTGGTAACAAAGCCAAGTATCGCCGGATTCGGAATGAACTGGCAAAACTGCCACAATATGATATTTGTTGGGCTATCCGATAGTTATGAACAGTATTATCAAGCACTTCGCCGATGCTGGCGATTTGGCCAGAAGCATGAGGTGAACGCATATATCGTAATCTCCGAAAAGGAGGGCGCGGTTAAAGCAAACATCGAACGTAAGGAAGCGGATGCTATAAAAATGAGGGACGCTATGATTGCGCTTACTCGTGACGCTGTTCGTACTGAATTATCTAAAACTAGACGGGAATCAACGGAATACAATCCGTGTGTGCCGATGGTGTTACCTAACTGGGCAGAAATGAGGGCTGTTATATGACTAAAATTTACATAAGCCATCCATTCGGGGGATTGGCTAAAAATAAAAAGAATGCTGACTCTGTATTAAAGTGGCTGCAGGACAATATGGGCGTATTTCCAATAAAAGAACCTTTTGGTAGTGATACCCATAACATATTCCTATCACCCATACATATATTGGGGCATTTGTACGATAAGGTCGATTATGATACCGGCATAGACTGGTGCATTGACCTTCTAAGTGGCTGCGATGCAATCGTAATGTGCAACGGCTGGGAGAACTCAACCGGGTGCAACTTGGAATTAGCTTATGCTAAGGGGCATAACATAAGAGTCATCCACATCAATGAGTTAAAAGCAGCCAAATTAACTAAATTAGCTGTTGACGCAGGCATGAATATAGCTATAGCCTCCCTTGCTGGAGTCGCAATGCTGCAAGCGCTAAATAAGAAATCAAAGGAGGACCTACAACATGAACGTGCTAAATCAGTTAATTGAGTCCCGATTTGCAATCTATAATGGTGACTCAGTAGAAGTGCTGAAAGGGCTACCTGATGATAGCGTTCATTACTCTATATTCAGCCCTCCATTTAGTAGCTTGTATGTTTACTCTAATTCTGATAGGGATATGGGCAACTCATCTACTGATATCGAGTTTTGGCAACATTTCAAGTATTTAATCGCAGAACTATACCGTGTAATAATGCCAGGGCGATTAGTATCGGTCCATTGTATGGATTTGCCACTCACAAAATCTAGGGACGGTGTTATCGGAATGAAAGATTTTCCTGGTGACATTATTCGAGCCTTCCAGGATGCTGGATTCGTGATGCATTCCCGAGTCACGATTTGGAAAGATCCTCTCATTGAGGCTACTCGGACAAAAGCGCTAGGGCTTTTACACAAGCAAATTGTAAAAGATTCTGCCATGTGTAGAATGGGGGCGCCTGATTACATCGTGACATTGCGTAAACCTGGTGACAATCCGGAGCCCATCGCGCATCCAGAGGGGTTTATCCAGTTCTTCGGTCAAGAGGAACCTGAGGGAATCAAAGGAATTGAAAGACCTGCGCCCAATCCAGTTTTGTTTGATAAAAAGCAAAAATATAATACAGAGCCTATATATAGCCATCAAGTATGGCGCCGATATGCTAATCCTGTATGGGCCGATATCCGCCAAACGCATACGCTGAATTATAAAGCAGCTCGTGACAATAAGGACGAACGTCATATTTGCCCGCTGCAGCTAGATACTGTGGCTCGATGCATAGAATTGTGGAGTAATCCAAATGATATCGTACTTGATCCATTTGCTGGTATTGGTACGGTCCCAGTTATGGCACTTCGTATGGGCCGTAGGGCTTTAGGTTTTGAGTTAAAAGAATCGTATTACAACCAATCAATTATTAATATTCAGGAGGAGTTAAAGAATGATTAAAGTTGAAGTTCAAGGAGTTAATGTACTAGATGTATATAATCAGCTAAAAGCTGTGTTAAATCAATTCAAAAGTTTTGTAGATAGCGATAGAGCAATGGATGATAAAGCCCCTGGCATGGTAGATACAGTGGTATCTACAGTAGCAGCACCGTCCGTGTGCGTATCTAATTTAGCTCCGCAAGATACAAATCAAGGTGTACCTACTACAACAGTAGCTGTGCAACCAAACTCGGTATCCATGACGGTACCTAATGCAGCTGTACAAGTTACTCCTACTCAAGTAGCCGTTACAGCACCAACTATCAACGTGGCAACTGATGCCCCGGTACAAACAGTTACTGCACCTGTGCAAACACCTGTTACTGCTCCGGTATCTCAAGAAGTTAAGAAGTATACATTGCCTGAAATTCAAGCGGCGCTTGCACCATTACTTGACGCAGGGAAGGCTGTAGAATTGCAACAATTAATGACACAATTCGGTGTTCAATACTTGGGTCAAGTACCTGAGGAGAGATACCCTGAATTAGTAAATGCAATTAGAGGATTGGGGGCAAGAATCTAATGGCACCTCGATCACATGCATTATTAAACGCATCGGGGTCACACCGGTGGCTGCATTGTACAGCCGCCCCTCTCCTAGAGGAGAACTTTCCCGATAGTACATCTGTGTATGCAAAGGAAGGAACCCTGGCGCATGAACTGTGTGAGTTAAAACTACAGAAGTATACCACGGCCATGGCTAAATCCACATACACTCGCAAATTCAACAAAATCAAAAAGGATGAATTGTGGCAACCAGAAATGGACGATACCTCGGAAACATACCTTGAATATGTCAAAGGTGTTATGTTAGGTTGCACGGCAACTCCAGTAGTAGCCATTGAAAAACGCGTTGATTTTAGTCGTTATGTACCCGATGGATTCGGCACGGCTGACTGTATCATCTTATCTGGGGATACCTTGCACATTGTTGATTATAAGCACGGAAAAGGGGTAGTCGTTGATGCGGAACACAATCCGCAAATGATGTTATACGCCCTCGGTGCGATTGACGCATATAGCTTACTCTATATGTTCAATACGGTCAAAATGACTATCGTGCAGCCTCGTGTTAATAATATCAGCGAATGGGAAATCCCTACGGCAGAATTACTGGATTGGGGTAATACATTTGTCAAACCTCGCGCAGATGAGGCTATGTCTGGTAACGGTAAATTTGAACCCGGTGACTGGTGCAGATTCTGCAGGGCTAAGCAGCAATGTAAAGCCCGATATGAGGCAAATGACTCATTGCACAGTGCGCTAGTTTCTAATCATGATCCTCGGCTTATCTCGATGACAGAACTCGGCGAATATCTTCGTCGAGGTAAAGACGTCGCTGCTTGGCTCGAAGACATGAAAGACTACGCACTCACCGAATCCCTTAACGGAGTGACAGTCCCTGGCTGGAAAGCTGTAGAGGGTCGTGGTAGTCGAGCCTTTCAAGACACTGATGCTGCTATTGATACTTTAATCAAGGCTGGTATCGATGAAAGCATTCTGTATGAACGTAAGACATTAACATTGGCACAGATGGAAAAGACCATCGGTAAAACCCAATTTAATGATATGGTAGGCGACATGATAGTTAAGAAAGCAGGCAAGCCTACCCTAGTTGAGGAATCCGATAAGCGCCCTCGGATTACCAATCAACCTACTGCGGCGCAAATTTTTAATATATCTAATGATAATAATGGAGGTAATTAATTATGTCATTCGTTCCACAACCAACTGAAGTATTATTGCAAAATGTTCGTGTATCCTATTGCCATCTATTAGAACCTTGGGCCAACTCCACACAGCCTGGTGCTAAACCTAGATATTCAGCTACTATTCTATTACCTAAAACTGATGTAGCTCAACACCAAGCTCTCATGAATGCTATCGAAGCTGCTATCCAATCAGCTCGTACTAAATTCGGCGCACGTGTTCCAGCACAGCCAAAAACACCAATTCATGACGGTGATGGTTACACACAATCTGGTAAGGAGTTTGGTCCTGAATGTAAAGGCCATTGGGTATTTACAGCAGCACAAGATGCTAGCTATAAAGTTGAAGTAGTGGATCTTCAAGGTAATCCTCTCACAAATCCTACGCAAGTATACTCCGGCATGTATGTCAATGTACTCGTTCGATTCTTCTTCTACTCCAATCAATCCACTGGTATTGGATGTGGTTTGGGCCCTGTTCAAAAAGTACGCGATGGTGAAGCGTTGGGCAGTATGCCTGTTGCAGCATCCTCTGTATTTGGTGCACCTCAAGGTAGTGCGGCTAATGTTTATACCGGTGCTCCAGTAGCAGCAGGTCAACCTGTGCAACAACAAGCCGCTCAACAAGGTTATGTACAACCGGCATATGCTACGACACCTCAGCAATCCGTGCAGCAAGCTCCTGTAGGGATTAACCCTGTAACTGGTCAACCTTACTAATAGGTGCCTGATATGAGGCATCTAAGTATTGATATAGAAACATATTCATCGACCGATATCTCATTCGGAGTGTACAAATATACTGAATCGCCTGATTTCACCATATTACTATTTGCGTATTCCTACGACTTTGGTCCTGTTGAAGTTGTAGATTTAGCGCAGGGAGGAGTAATTCCTGACAGTGTAATTCGTGATTTATTAAACTCAGATGTAATCAAGCACGCTTACAATGCACAATTTGAAATTACGTGTCTAAATCGTGCAGGGTTACTCACATCTGTTGATCAGTGGCAGTGTACGATGATTCACGGTGCCTACTTAGGATATCCTATGGGCCTAGCCTTACTCGGCAAGGCCCTGGGGTTACCTCAGGATAAGAAAAAGGACACATCAGGGAAAGCACTTATCAAGTACTTTTGTACACCATGTAAGCCCACCAAACGAAATGGTGGCCGTACACGTAATCTACCTAGACACGATACGGATAAATGGAATGCTTTTATCGAGTACAACCGCCAGGACGTTGTGACTGAGATGGAATGTTATCACAGATTAGCCTCGTTCCCTGTACCTGATGATACGTGGAAAGATTGGTATCTTGATATCCAAATCAATAGTAGAGGGGTACGCATTGACCATGAATTGGTTGAGGGTGCCTTATACGTTGATGAGGAAAATCGAGAAATGTTGATGAATGAGGCTTATCGAATTACAGGACTTAGCAACCCTAACAGCCGGAATCAATTACTTGATTGGCTAAACAATAATACTAATGTCAGTCTTGAAAAGTTAACTAAGGACACTGTGGCCGATGCTCTGACGGATGCGGATGACGTTGCCACAAAAGTGCTTATGATTCGTAAAAAGCTAGCTAAGTCATCTGTATCTAAATATACGATGACTGATAGTGCCATGGGCGCTGATCTTCGACTCAGGGGAACATTGCAGTTCTATGGTGCCAACCGTACCGGACGCTGGGCGGGTCGTCTTATCCAGGTGCAGAACCTGCCGAGAAATTACATCGAGAACCTCGACACGGCTCGGCATCTCGTTAAAACCAAAAACCGTCAAGGGTTAGAACTTCTATATGGCGATGTATCGGATACGCTATCTCAATTAATTCGTACCTCAATTATTGCTGAAAAGGACAATACATTATGTGTGGCCGACTTCTCAGCCATTGAGGCTCGTGTTATTGCTTGGTTATCGGGAGAACATTGGCGGCAACGTGTATTCGCTGAGGGCGGAGACATATACTGTGCTTCCGCATCATCGATGTTTGGTGTTCCCGTTGTTAAGCATGGCGAGAATGGTCATCTTAGACAAAAAGGTAAAGTCGCTGAATTGGCACTCGGCTATCAAGGCGGAGTGAATGCATTAAAAGCCATGGGAGCTCTTGATATGGGACTTCATGAGGAGGAATTACCTGAAATCGTAAATTTATGGCGCAACGCATCGCCTAGAATAAGAGATTTATGGTATGCCGTTGAGAATGCGGCCGTGTACACCGTTACTACCGGGAATCCTATAGGCCTTGACCACGGCATTATGTTCCGTTTGGAAATCGATCCAATATACGGTTACCGTTATATGACGATTGAGTTACCGAGTGGACGTAAGCTATTTTATCCTAGCCCAAGCATTAAGCAGAATGCATTCGGTAAGGATGCTGTACATTTTAAGACTAAGGTAAATGCTGCATGGGTTACTGAAAGCACCTATGGAGGCAAATTAGTCGAAAACATCACACAAGCAGTCGCTCGCGATTGTTTAGCGTTAACGTTACGCCGATTGGAGGATGCTGGATATCAAATTATCATGCACATTCATGATGAGGCTGTACTTGAAATCAACAAGGAGAATGCAGAATCTACGTTAAATGATGTTAATGCTATATTCTCAATCGCCATACCTTGGGCAGACGGGCTGCTATTATCATCCGCAGGATTTACTAATGACTATTATATGAAAGATTAGGAGGGGATACACTTGCAAAACGATAAACTGATTACCATCAGTATCGGTGCGAGTCGCACATCAAAGCAATGGACCCGTACGGAGATGATGTGGTCCGAGTTTTGTGAACGCCTCAAAATCCCCGTTCGTACAACAGAAACCGTGGACGAATACCACAGATTGCCAAAATCTGAGAAAAGCAAGCTAAAGGACATAGGTGGCTTTGTTGGTGGTACGTTAAACGGTCTGCAGCGTAAAGCTATTAACGTGTCTGGGCGTGATTTGATTACTCTTGATATGGATGCCATATCGCCTGGGGAAACTGAGAACGTCGCTCGCACGATTGACAGCCTAGGCATGGCTTATGTCATATACTCAACCCGTTCTCATACGGTGCACCGTCCGCGGTTACGTGTTATCGTCCCTACTGATAGAACGATGACACCTGATGAGTATGAGCCTATTGCTCGTAAGCTAGCGGAGCTCATCGGCATTGGTATGATGGATGGAACTACGTTCGAAGCTTCTCGGCTCATGTATTGGCCATCATGCCCGAACGATGCGCAATATGTATATTACGTAGGCGATAAGGCATTCTTATCTGCTGACGGTATGCTCGGCCAATACACTGATTGGCGAGATGTGCGTTCTTGGCCACAAGTACCGGGTAAGGAAGCATCTCAGCATGAAAAGCAGCTACTTGCAAAGCAAGCTGATCCGAGAGAAAAACCAGGTATCGTAGGTGCCTTTTGTCGAATATATGGTATCCGTGAGGCGATTGATAAATTCATACCTCATGCATATGTCGATGTTGACGGCAGCGAGGACCGCTTAACGTTCGTTACTGGCTCAACAGTAGCCGGGGCGGTTATATATGATGACGATACATTCCTGTTCAGTCACCATAATACTGACCCGTGTAGTGGTCAATTAGTTAATGCCTTTGACCTTATTCGGCTGCATAAGTTCCACAGCTTAGACGAGACTGCTAAGGATGGGACACCTGGGCATAAGCTACCATCTTACATGGCTATGTCTAAACTAGCTATGCAAGATACGGTAGTCGTTAACGAACTCAACATGGCCCGTGCCCGAGAATCGGCATCAAATGTATTTGCTGATATTATCACGGATGTATCGGCTCACGCTGAGACATCCGACCTCGACCCTAATGCGTTAACGAACGTCGACTGGATGAAAAGTTCGACTTTAAAGTACGACGAGAATGGTCGACCTAAGAACACACTAGATAATATGCTTAAAATCATGCACCATGATCCGGCGCTTGTCGGTAGACTTGCCTATGATAGATTTGGTTCGAGATACGTGGCAAAAGGGGCCCTACCATGGAACCCAACACCAGGACTTCGCATATGGACAGACGCAGATGATGCAGGCTTACGGTGGTACCTAGAAAATAAATATGATATCACCGGTAAAGATAAAATCATGGATGCCCTCATTATGTGCGCTGAGCAAAATGGATTTAATGAAGTACTAGATTACCTTAACGGGTTATCCTGGGACGGCATTGCCCGATTAGATACCATATTCATCGACTACTTAGGGGCTGAGGATAATGTATATACCCGTGCAGCCGCTAGGAAGTCATTTACAGCGGCAGTAGCGCGAGCGTTTGAGCCTGGATGCAAGTATGACACGATGCCAATTCTTATTGGCGGTCAGGGTATTGGTAAAAGTACTCTTATCCGCACAATGGGCAAGAAGTGGTACGCTGACGGATTAAATACCTTTGAGGGTAAGGAAGCTGCAGAAGGCATTCAAGGTAAATGGATTATAGAAGCTGGTGAAATGGCTGGGTATTCGAGGGCTGAAGAAAATGCATCCAAGCAATTCCTAAGCCGTCAAGTAGATGTATTTCGTCAAGCCTATGGCCGACGTACGCAAGAGTATCCACGGCAGTGTGTGTTCTTTGGTAGCACGAATCAATATGAATTCCTAAAGGATATTACAGGCAATCGCCGATTTTGGCCTATTGATCTTGAGATGACGACTCCACGAAAGAATATATTCGTTAATCTTCCAGGGGAAGTAGACCAGTTATGGGCGGAGGCTTTGTATCGGTATAAAAGCGGGGAAAGCCTCATTATCGAGGATGACCCGAATGTACTAAAACTGGCTGATGCGGCTAGAGAGGCGCATATGGAATCAAACACCAAAGCAGGACTGATTAATGAGTTTTTATTAATTAAGGTACCTTTAAATTGGAATGTGATGAGTCGGAGCGCCAGGAGGACGTATCTTAGCATGAATGCTAAACCTGCCGAGGGTCAAGAGTTAGTATATCGTGACCGTATTTGTGCGGCAGAGGTATGGTGGGAATGTTTCGGTAACGACCCAAGTCGCATGAAGAAAATAGAGACCAGGGAAATTAATCAAATACTGGCGGACTCCCCATATACAATGGGCGGAAGTCAGTTGATGAGATTTGGTGAATATGGGCATCAAAGAGGGTTCAGAATCAACGAGTCAAAACTGAAATTATAGTGTTAACATTCTCAATTAAGCGTTAACATTCTCAGTATTTTTGTTAACATTAGAATGTTAACGAATTCGGAGAATGTTAACGTACTATGTTAACGCATAAAGTCAGTATTTATCTATATTCATATAGGTTGGTTAACATTGTTAACATTATATACTGGTAAATATCAAAACAAAGAGTTTTAAGAAAAAATACGCCCTTTACAGCCTTAATTTGAACCCTCATATACGCGTATGTAAACATGTTAACGTTTAAAAATTTCAGAGGTGAGAAATGTTAGAAAAGGATATCGAGAGAAAATTAGTTGTAGGCGTCAAACGCGCGGGAGGTAAAGCGTATAAGTTTGTATCCCCTGGTAATGTCGGTGTGCCTGATCGTATCGTCATATGGCCGAACGGCGTTATTCATTTCGTAGAGTTGAAGACGTCCAAAGGCGTACTTTCGCGGTTGCAGGGTGTCCAAGCCCGTGAACTTCAAAAGCTAAATCAAAAAGTATTTGTGTTAAAAGGTGATGATGCCGTGTCTGGTTATCTGGAACAATTCACAGAAGAATTCGGGGTGAAATCGTAATGCAGTTTAATCCGCATGCGTATCAACGATATTGTATCGACAAGACCGTTAATCAAGATAAGATAGGGTTATTCCTGGATATGGGTTTAGGGAAAACGATTATCACGTTATCAGCCATATACGAATTGAAGTACTCTAGATTTGCCATCCGTAAAGTGCTAATCATAGCGCCTAAGAAAGTAGCGGAGGCTACATGGCAACGAGAAGCGCGAAAATGGGACGGTGTAGGTATATTAAGGATATCTACTGTATTAGGCAGCTTGAAAAAGCGTATTAAGGCTTTAAACACACCTGCTGACATCTACATCATCAATCGAGAGAATGTAACGTGGTTAGTTGATTACTACAAGAATGTATGGCCGTTTGACATGGTAGTTGTGGATGAATCTAGTTCCTTTAAAAACCACACAGCTAAGCGTTTTAAGTCATTAGCCTATATGCATAACCATATCAAGCGCATGGTGTTGTTAACAGGTACGCCAGCCCCTAACGGATTAATCGACCTATGGGCGCAAGTGTATTTATTAGACCGCGGCGAGTCATTAGGGAAAACGTATACAGGATTTAGAGATTACTATTTCGAGCCCGATCAGAGGTCACGCGAAATGGTGTACTCCTATAAACCTAAATCCGATTCAAATGACAGCATTATGACGGCAATATCTGGGTTATGCATATCCATGAAAGCTGATGACTATTTGGAATTACCTCCAGTAATCAACGATATTAAATATGTGCAGTTAGATGCGAAAGCCAAAAAAGCCTACGAAGATATGGAGCGCACATCTGTATTAGAGTTGATTGAAGCCGACGAAGATATCACAGCTTTGAGTGCAGCAGCATTATCCACAAAGCTACAACAGCTAGCGAACGGTGCTGTATATGATGGCGACAGAAACGTTCACGAGATACATGGTTGTAAAATTGAGGCATTTATGGAACTCGTAGAACAGTTAAACGGAAAGCCTGCATTAGTGTTTTACAACTTTAAACATGACTGTAAACGGTTAAAAGAAGCATTAGCTAAGACTAAATTACGAGTCTGTGAGTTAAAGGGTGCCGATGATGAGATAGCGTGGAATGCTGGAGAGATTGATATTCTATTAGCACATCCGGCTAGTACGGCATACGGGCTTAACTTACAGGACGGTGGTAACCACGTAATATGGTTCGGGTTAAACTGGAGTCTTGAATTATATCAACAAGCTAATAAGCGGTTACATCGCCAAGGTCAAATGGAGAAGGTAATTATCCATCATCTAATATGTGAGGGAACTCGTGATGAGGATATGATGGATGCACTAGCCCAAAAAGACCGAGCACAGGAATATGTGCTGCAAAGCCTAAAAGCAAGAATCGATAAATACAGAAAGGATGATTAATATGGGTCAATTTATAACGGCAGGATTAATCGTAGTAATAGTGTGTTACACGACTATTCAAGTTATAGATATCATTGATAATCGAAAACACAAGACAGTATATGAGCTAACCCCAGGTAGATTGTATGAGAGACCTAATAGACCACCGCCACCACCTATTAAGTTATCAGCTAATGAAACTTTAAAACGTTTGGCAGCTAACGAAAATCTAAAACGATTACAGAATGTATCGAATCAATCAGGATTAACAATAGAGAAAGTTATAGCAGATAAATCTCCTAATCGCATAATTAATCAATGCGATGATATAAACCACCCAAGCCATTATACACAAGGAAATATCGAGGTTATCGATTACATCGAAGACAAGAAACTAGGGTATCGATTGGGTAATGTAGTAAAGTATGTATCCCGAGCTGGTCATAAGGACGATGCTATTAAGGATTTGAAAAAAGCCCGTTGGTATCTAAATCGGGAAATCGCAAAGAGGGAAGAACATGACAAAAGTCGAGCGACTACTAATTAACAAAGGGCACTATCTAGATGACACGTATTATCTTGTCATGGATATAGTTAAGGTTGTAGATAATCTTAAGGATAATGTTGCCGAGAGATTAGATGATGACCTGAGTGATGATGCGTACGCCATGTGTGAGGAGATGTTTACCGCTGTTGAGCAATGCAAAGCAGATATGGTAGAAGCCATCGAGGATATTGTCGAACGTATGGAGGTAAATGATGCAAAAGTGTAGAAGCAGGGCAGATGTGATTGTAGGTGCTGTACAGTCAGATTTAAGTCTTGCCATCATACGAGCCCGGAATAGACAACTGAGATCACCTATGCTATATGATAGAATTCGTGAAAGCGGATACATTGACGGATTACTACGAGCACAGATGATTATCAGTAAATATGGGGACTATCGCATATGATGGATATAGAAGAATTACAAGCTGTCCGTCATACTGAGCAGCGAATGCGTGCGTTAGAGATTCAGCTAGGTGCGATTAACCGAGATTTACATTCAGAAGCTATACAGATATGTGAATCGGGAGATGCTATGCCACGAATCAGTAAGCACTTACAAGAATGTAGGGAGGAGCTGAACAGAGAATGGGATGAATTGATTGATTCTCGAAACAAGGTCAAGCAAGTCATCAACCAAATAACTGACGGACAATACAGAGATGTACTGAATCTCAGATACATTAATGCATTGCCATGGGAGCAGATAGCTGTCGAACTAGGGTATTCGTGGCGACAAGTTCACAGACTTCACAAGAAAGCAATAGCTGAATTTGAAAAGATGGCATAGAATGGCACACTCTTAATTTAATATAATGTAAATGTAGTAGATAGCAGGCAGTGTCTGGCCCGCACAATATGTCTGCCTGCTGCACTGCCCCGGGGTAGACCTTACTTAGTTGAGGTCTACCCTTTTTTATTGAGTATCAATGATAATACCTAATTGAGAAAATAAAAATTTGGAAAAGGTACTCCGAGGGCGAAAAATGGCCGCTGGTCGCCCCCGCGCGATGGTCCTCTCTCTGTGAGAAAAATTTTCCTGTTGAATGTAGAAAGACGAATTTAGAAAGGAGTACACCTATGGCGGACACAAAACCGAGAGTGAAATTTGATGCTGCGGGCAATCTGCTCGTATCAAGCACTCAACTATGTGACCTCTTGCGGGTCACTCCGGAAATTATTTCTCGACATCATAAAGCAGGGATGCCTAAAGCCTCTGTAGGTTGGTGGAATCTCCGGGAAGTCCTCGTGTATTTAGGACAGGCGAAAGGTGATAACGCTAAAAGCAAATCCGCATCAACTCGTAAGTTAGAAGCCGAAGCAGATTATAAAGAAGCAAAGGCCGCGCGTGAAAAGAAAATGCTAGATGTGCTTAATGGCGAATATGTCCCTCGTGCCGATGTGGCGCAGGCATGGGCTAACCGAATATTGGAATTAAAAACATCGTTTACCAAATTAGGTAAGCGTATCGGAAGTGAATTCACGGATCCTGAGGAACGTGCTCGTGTAGAAAAGGTGGTGAATGGCCTTGTCGAAGAATACCTCGAAAGCTACGCACGCGCAGGCGAGTACACGCCGAAAGTCAAAGCCACGGGAAAAGGTAAGTCCAAAGGTTGACTGGTTCCCTGAGGAATTAGAGGCATTCAAGCCACCTGAAAGATACACCGTTTCGGAATGGGCGGATAGGTACAGGGTACTGACTAATATATCTGCTGAACCTGGACGATGGCGTACAGCGCGGACACCTTATCTCAAGGAGCCTATGGACAAATTCACAGACCCTCTCATTGAAAGCATCTCGTTATGTTTCGGAGCGCAGATTGGTAAGACGGAAACTGAGCTTAATATGATTGGATATGCGTTACATCAAACCGTATCTCCAACCATGATGGTTTATCCGACGGATACTATCGCGAAATTCGCTAGTGATAAACGTGTACAGCCAATGATTAGGAGCGTAGAGCCGCTTGCGGATATGTATGACGAAAGCAGTAAGCTACTAGAGTTAGACTTCGTTAACGGGAATTACATGGTGCTCGTAGGAGCGAACTCACCAAGTAGCTTGTCAAGTCGGTCAATTAAGTACTTATTCTTCGATGAAATTGATAAGTACCCAGCTTTCTCCGGTAAGGAAGCGAATCCGATTAAGCTGGCTGAGGAACGTACCAAGACATTCGTTGATAAGAAGATTGTAAGGGTGTCAACTCCTACGATTGAAAGTGGCAATATTTGGCAATCCTATATGGGCGCAAATGAACGTAAGCAGTATTACGTGCCATGTCCGCATTGCGGGGTGTCGCAGACCCTCAAATTCAAACAGATAAAATGGCCGGAAGAACACCATGGCAATGCGGATATGATACGTGATACCGCATATTATGAGTGCGAACATTGTAAGCACCGTATTGATGATAAGCATAAGATGGATATGCTCCGGCAAGGTGAATGGCTGGCGGTGAATGAATCGCAAGTTCGAGTCGTCCGGTCGGTCGCCTATCAGCTATCATCTCTATATTCTCCATGGGTCACCTTCGGGGATGTAGCGTATGAGTTTGTCAAATCAAAAGATACGCCAAGTGAGTTAATGAACTTCATCAATTCATGGCTAGCAGAGCCGTGGAAATCTGCGAAAACTAAAAGCACGCAGAACCTCGTGTTTACGCAATCGGAAGTTCCTCGAGGTGTTGTGCCACAGCATGCGCCACTACTTATCGCCTCTGTCGACGTGCAGCAGGATCATTTCTGGTGGGAGGTTAGAGCCTACGCCCATGGTGTATCAAGCTACTTAGTCGATTATGGTCAAGCAAGTAGTTGGGCAGACTTAACCGAGATACTCATCGATAGAGAATATCCATCAGAGTATGGTGAGGCCCGTAAGATTGTGAGGGCCGGTATCGATAGTGGCTACCGAACAGATGAAGTATATCAGTACTGTGCGCAGTACCCAGAAGTATGCGTGCCAGTTAAAGGTGATTCATCGCACAGTCCTCTAGCGCCGCCTTATAAGATGAGCAGCATCGAGAAGGGCGTCATCGGAGGCATGAAGCTGTACGTAGTGAATACCGATTACTGGAAGGACTTTATATTTGCACGTATGGTACGTCCGGCTAATGAGCCTGGCACAATCCATTTATTTAAGGATTGCCCGGAGGAATATTCGGAACACCTCCGGTCGGAGGAAAAGCAAGAAATCCGAAATGTAAAGACCGGAGCAGTTACAGTGCAATGGAAACCATTAACCAGTCATCCAACAAATCACTTGTTGGATACGTGTGTATACAACGCCATGGTGGCGGACTCGGTAGGTGTTAAATACTTACCCGAATATAATCTGGATACCGATGAGGAGGACGAAGATACGGATGTTGAAGACTTTAATGCAGATAGCCGAGGTTGGTTTAGCTAAGAAGGAGGTGAGACCATGAGCGCAAGAGAAGACTTGGAGCGTATTCGAACGATAATCGAGGAAATCGAGACGAATGGATACGCCGAGATGTCTGTAGGTGGTAAGCGTTTTAAAACGCATGACCTACCGACATTATATGCCCGTGAACGTGAGTTAATGGTTCGCGTTGATGATGAGGAATGTAATAGCACGACATCCTACGTGTCATGGGAACGACGATGAACATACTTGATAAGGTAATAGCTTATTTCAATCCAGAGCGTGCTGCTCGCAGGGCATATTTCCGTAGTTCGCTTGAACGTGGATATGATGCGGCGTCAACAGACCGATTGAGTGGCGACTGGATGCCAGTATTTGGTACAGCTGAACAGGTAGCATCAGGCCAACGTGATTTGATCCGCGGTCGTGCACGTGCAGCAGAACTTAATAGTGACCTCGCTGAAAGTGTTGTATTGGCATTACTACGGAATGTAGTAGGTACCGGAATAAAGCCACAGTGCAAAATTAAGACCCGCGCAGGAAAGCTGAATGAAAGACTCAATAAGAAGATTGAGGAGGCTTGGTCTGACTGGGTGGATAAAGAGAATGCGGATATCAGAGGGATATCTACGTTCTACGAATTGCAGGAAATGGCTCTGCGCCGAATGGTCTATGACGGGGAAATCTTAGTTAATATGACCTCCGAAGGCGCAGATATACCACTATCATTACAGCTTATCGAGGGCGAGAATATCGGAGCCGTATCGGTAAGCGAGAATGGCAACAGTATTGTTAATGGCGTGGAAGTTAATAAATACGGAAGACCAATAGCATATCACGTATTCCAAACAGACCCGTTAGGAATACGGTCATTTAATGAGGCACGATTACCAAGTAATAGGGCTTTCCTGTTACATAAGCCTCGTAGACCTAGTGAACTGCGCGGGGTTAGTATGTTAGCCCTCGTATTAAAGCGTATTCACGACGTAGATGAATACATGGATGCCGACCTTATAGCGGCTCGTGTAGCCGCATGTTTCGGCGCGTTCGTAACAAGTAATACTGGGGGTAACCCGATGGTTGCAAGTAAGATTGACAGTAAAGGCAAAAAAGTCCGCTCGATGGCACCAGGGATTATCCAGCATCTACGTGCCGGTGAATCTATTTCGTTTGCGGAGCCTAAGCGAAATGCAGGAACCGCATCAGAATACTCAGCGACACAAACAAGACGCATAGCGTCAGGTATGGGTCTAAGCGCGGACATAGTGACGCGCAATATTAGTGGTAACTTCTCCGCAGCTCGGCAGAATATGCTGGAGGACCAGCAATCATTCAAGCAGATGCAGCGTTTTATAATTGAGCATTTTTGTATGCCGGTATGGCGGGCTTTCATTGAAGCGTGCTACCTGAAGGGAATTATCCCGGCCAATGACTATGCAGCGAACCCAAAACTTTATAAAAAAGTAGCGTGGTTAGCTCCAGGCTGGTCTTGGATTGACCCTGTTAAGGAAGTTAATGCTAACAAGGAAGCGATTAAGGCAGGACTCACAACGCTCGAGGATGTATGTAGTGCATCAGGTAAGGACTGGGAAGAAGTATTAGAACAGCGGAAGCTGGAACAAGACCGCATTAAGGAATTGGGTGTTGCCCTTGATATGAATGGGGACATAACGAATCTAGCGGATGATAACGCCACTGATATGAAAGGAGATGATAGCTAGTGGGGAAATTTGCAAAGAATCAGCTCTTAGGTAAATATGCCCGAGAGGCGCAAATTACAAACATCGAGGCGAATGATGACCGTACCGTCGAATTGTCCTTTTCCTCTGAAGAACCATATGAAAGATGGTTCGGAACAGAGATATTGTGTCATGACGAAGGATGCGTTAACCTAGACCGATTTAATAACGGTTTAGGAACATTACTATTCAATCACAATCGCAGTGCAGTTGTTGGTCACATCGATAAAGTGTGGATTGAAGATAATCGCGGCAAGGCGATTGTTCGATTCGATGAAGATGATGAATCTGAAAAGATTTATCAAAAAGTGTTAAAAGGCACGTTACAAGGTGTGAGTGTCGGATATGACATAAGTCGATATGAGGAATTAATCGATTTCGATTCTAAAAGCTCCAATGGTCGTTTTACCGGCCCAGGATATGTAATTACAGGCTGGGAACCATTGGAAATTAGTATTGTGTCCGTCCCTGCAGATCCAAGTGTAGGGGTAGGCAGAAGTGTAGATGATAATGAGGAGGAACCTATGAAAGGTGATGCAAAAGCAAAAGGCACTGAGCAAAACGTGCCACAAGTAGTACCGGAAGTACCAGAGTCCGGAGTTAAAGGTTTTAATGCGGATGACGCTAAAAAATTGATTGCAGCAGAACGTGAACGTGTATCCACAATCACTAGCCTATGCCGTGATTTCGAAGTTGACGGTGTAGATGAATTCATCAAATCCGGCAAATCTGTTGCCGAAGTTCGTGAGGCAGTAATGGATGCGTTGCGTGAACGCAATAAACCAGTATCCGTTAAAGTTGGTGAAGCAGATTCTGATAAGTTCCGTATGGCTATGCAAGATGCTTTGATGATGTCTGCAGGCATCCCTGTTGCGAACCCTGCACCAGGCGCAAATGAACTTCGTTCTATGTCCTTGATGGAATTAGCTCGTGAGTCTTTAGTTCGTGAAGGATTAACCGCTAACTATGCTGACCGTTTGGAATTGGCTCGTGAAGCTATCAACTCCACGTCTACCTTCCCAATTGCTTTGTCTAACGTAGCAAATAAGTCCTTGGTACAAGGCTATGAAACTGCACCGACTACATTCGATGCATGGACCGGCAAAGGTAGTAATCGTGATTTCAAACCGGCAAAACGTATTTTACTTTCTGAAACAGCTGAATTGAAACTCGTTCCTGAAGGTGGACAATTCAAGGATTCTAAGTTGGAAGAAGCTGGTAACGACGTTCGTGTATTAACATACGGTCGTACATTCAGCTTAACACGACAAGCTATCATCAATGATGATTTGGGTGTGTTCAAAGATATCGCTTCCAAATTTGGTCGTTCTGCAAAGGATACCATCAACAGCATGGTGTACGGATTGCTAACAGGTAATACCGTATTGAGTGACGGTAAAGCACTATTCGGTACTGACAGAGGCAACTTGGCGGCTACTGGTGCTGAATTAAGTGTTGCCTCCTTATCTGCGGGTGTAGCAGCAATGCGCCGTCAAAAGCATATTGGCGAAAATCGCAATTTGAACATCGCACCTACATATTTGATTATTCCGCCAGAACTCGAAGCATTGGCTTACGAATTGGTTAAATCCACAGTGGACCCAGCTCGTAGCAATGGTACAGTTAACCCATTCGGCGGTCGATTCACTATTGTAGTTGATGCGGCATTAACAGATCCACACGCATGGTATTTAGCAGCTCGTCCTACAGATGTTCAAACTATCGAAGTAACGTACTTGAACGGTGTTGAAACACCTCGATTGGAAACACAAACAGGCTTTAAAGTTGACGGCATTGAGTACAAAGTAGCAATGGATTGCAACGCAACAGCGCTCGACTTCCGTGGCTTGTACAAAAACCCTGGTAAATAATTAGTAATTGATTTAGGAGGTAACTAGATATGGCACAATTCATTCAAGAATTAGATCGTATTGATTTTAAAAATACAGCATCCGATATGATTGCCGTAGGGGACATTGTCCCTGTCGGCAAAATGCACGGCGTGGCAATAACTGATATTGCTCCTGGTGCAATCGGTGCGGTTAAGGTCACAGGATGTTTTACAGTTGATGCAGTTGTGACAGATGCATTTGCAGTAGGTGATGTTGTGTATTTTGATAAAACGCAAAAGCGTGCAACTAAAACAGACACAAATCCAGTATTGGGCATTGCCATTTCTGCAAAATCTGCAAGCGCTAAGACTGTTGATGTAGCTCTTTGGCCTAATGTAGAAAAGTAATGTAAGGGCGGGCATACGCCCGCCTACTTCATAGGAGGTAATGCACTATGAAATTAGGATATAAGCCTAATGCACTGCTTTCTGTATTTGGCGAAAAGATTACCTACAAAGGCCAAGCTATCAAAGCTAGCGTGGAGATTGGCGAATATGATGGCAAAGGTTCCGGATTTGTCGATAAAGCATTAGCTGATAAAGCTCAGATTTGGGTGCGTGCTAAGGATGTTCCCGAACCTCGGTCAAAAGACGAAGTGTATATCAATGGCGAGAAATGGTACGTTGATCATATTTCCAATTTTGACGGTACGATGTATTGCCTTGAAATCGTGCATAACGTGAGGGCGGTGAGACCGTGAGTAATGAACCTATTACGATTACAGACACAGCCACGCCGTATCTGAATTTCATTGCAGAGACTAAACCGGACTGGATGCGTAAGGCATTAAAGTCAACAGGTTGGATGATGCAAAAGGAAATCAAGCAGGGCATTCGGTCAGGTGCACCGGGCGGACGTAAGTATCCTAACTTCATGGCGCCCGCGCGACGTGCTGCATTTGAGTCAGCATTTGGTGCGAAACTTCGGAAAGCTTATCAAAGCGGAGGACGGGCAGAACGGGAAGCCTGGGGCTCGAAATCGCGAAATGCCTTACTTGATATGGGTATTAGCGCCAGGACAATCGGCTACAGTCCTCTCGGTAAGCTATCGAATGCAGTCGGATATCAATATGACAAAGGCAAGCAATCCGTCCGTGTCGGGTGGTTATCAAATTCGGCTAAACGGTTAGGTGAACGTATCGAGGAAGGATACACCAAGCAGATTACGGAGCCTATGCGCAAGAAGTTATTTGCTGCAGGTGTACCGTTACCGAAGGGAAAATCGATGTTCAAAATTCAGCCGCGTCATACTTATGGTCCTATGAAAGCAGCGTTACAGCCTAAGCTTAAACCTTATATCGAGGATAAGATAGGCGACTACGCTATATATGGATCGGTAGCACAATCTGCATCTCGACGTAACTACAAGGTAAGGTGATTTGATGCAACAGACAATTCCACTGACGCGCATCGTTGAGCGATGGGCTGAGGCCTTAGCGAATGATGAGGCGTTGACTAAATTTTGTAATGACAAATACGGAAAGCCGGCGCAACTGTATGTCGGATATGATGACGTCGAAGCACCGCTTGAAGAAGATTGCCCTTGCATCATATTACTGCCAAGTAGTAAAAGCGAAGGGCTTGCGGATACTTACACATATTCATTAATAATCGTTTGGGGTATTGTCCATGAAGGCGCAACTCGTGTTAAGAATATCATTCGATACGATGGAGCGCTAGAATCAGATAACCTAGGGCAGTTAATTATTGAATGCATTTGTAAGGTGAATCCGGCGTTCCCAGTAATCGATATTGACTATGAATTAGACTCAATGAATTGGCGCCCGGTGTTTACTGGTCGTTTAACAGCTACTATAGAAATTCCGCATGTAATCGGCGGAAATATTGAATATTAAAGGAGGAAATGCATATGGCAACAGCAAAACGTGCACAGGGCTCTCAGTCCCATGTGGCGATTGCGTTTGAGGCGGATTTTGGTACAACGCCAACCACTGGCGGTGTAATCACTCCGATTATTTCTAGCTCCGTAAAAGCTAGTCAAAATTTAAACGACTCCACCGTAATCCGTGGAGATCGTAATCCTGCAGCGCCATTCCGTGGCAACATTGACACGTCCGGTAGTTTAACCGTGCCTGTTGGTGTAATCGACATCGGATATTGGCTAAAAGCTGCATTCGGTCAACCGACTTCTAATACAACTGGCCAAGCACCAAATAAGAAGTCTGAGCACGTATTTAAAATCGGTAATACGATGCCGTCGTTAACTATTGAACAGGGCTATCCTGATGTTAACGTGTTCCAACAATTCGCCGGTGTGCGAGTTAGTAAATTAGGCTTTAAATTTGGCGGTGATGCTGAATTAACTGCATCTGTGGATGTAATGGGCTGTAAGGAAACATTAGCGGCCACTACATTCGACGCCGCAGCAAAAGCAGTTAATTTCCTACCATTCCAAAATCTAAACGCAACAATTAAAGAAGGCGGCGTTACGGTAGCCAACATTTTAAGTTGCGATATCAATTTTGACTTTGGCTTGGACGGTGACTCTTACGCTATTGGCGGCAAAGGTTTTAGAACATACATTGACCCAGGTATTGCGACTATTTCAGGCACGGTTAAAGCGTTCTTCCAAAACAAAGACCTTTTGAATAAGGCGGTTAACGGTACGGAATCCAGCTTGGAATTACGACTCGAACAAGACGACTGGTCACTTACATTTAAGTTGCCTGAACTTGTATATGAAAGACAATCCCCAGGTATCGATGGCCCTAGAGGCGTTAATATCGAATTACCGTTTAAGGCGTACTACCGTGCAGATGCAGGTAAGTCCGCTGCCATCATTACATTAGTTAATAACCAAGAACAATACTAGGAGGTGCCCATATGGCATTTGAAGATATTAAATTAAGAGGTTTAACATTTGCTGAGCGTAGCGAATTGATTAAGGCTGAATTAGATCCGTTATACACACCACTTCCGGAAGAAACCCCTGAACCGGCTAAATTATTGTGGTATCGCGATTTAGCCGAATGGATTATGAAAAATGTGTATAAGATGTCTGATAGTGAAATCGCAGAAGCACCAAACGATGGCGTTATGGAATTAGCAATTGAAACTATGCGTTTCACTAATGAAAAAAAGGCTGAAATCGAAAAAAACTAATTGATGCGTGGAGTTGGCTCAACTCCGACAAACCAAAATACTGCTCTGATTGTATCAAGATGCAACGTGAGACTAAACAGAATTTTGACTGCTCGGAGTGTGAGTTTAATTCCCCGCATCAATTAGATGGAACGAGACAAGCAATGCGAGTATACAACGCTAGTCGTATGCAACGACGATGGCATTCAGGCGGTATTGCAGGATTCGATATGCCAGCGGTATTAGAAGTGGCGAAGGCTTATGGCATTGAGCCACTACCGCACCTTATCGACTTACTCGTATTATTAGAAGCCAAAGAATTGGAGGTGGCGCACAAGAATGGCCAATAATTTAATTGACATTGTCGTTCAGCTGACAGATAAAAATACGGAAGCCGGACTCAAGAAAATTACAGCTAGTGCTGAAGGCGCCAAATCCGCCCTTGGCAAAATGAAGAATGACCTCATGGCGATAGGTGCTGGTGTCGGTGTTGTAGGCATCGGTGCTAAACTTGCCAAGGAGGCTATCCAATGGGACGTAGCTGTTAAAAAGTTATCAGGCATTACCGGTGCTACGGCAAAAGAAACCAGTGAACTATTAGCAGTGGCCAATTATATGGGCGTTGCTATGGAGGATAGTGCAGGTGCCTTTGCTAAGTTTTCAAAAAACGTCGGAGCGGCCAAAGAGAAAATGGAAGTCGCTCGGGCAGAGGGGAAACTCGGCACTGATATATTCAGTAAATTAGGCTACACGCTTGAAGATATCAAGGGTAAGAATACTGTTGAAGTGTTCAAGATGATACAAGAACGCTTAAGAGGGATGAAGGACGGGGCTGAGAAGACTCGTGTCGAAATGGAACTCTTTGGACGTACTGGGTATCAGATGCACGCCATGCTTAATATGTCCGCTGAACAGATGGACAAAGTGGCTGAACGTGCCAAGGCAATGGGGCTTATCATCGACGATGAGACTGCAGCTAAATCTGCAAAGCTAAATCGGGAATTAAAAGATTTAGAGAATACAGGGAAAAGGCTTGCAGTATCTATCGGCCATGAGTTAGTTCCTGTTTTTAATGATTACGCAAAGGGCGTGTTAGACGTTGCTAAAGAATTCGAGTCGATGACCGCTGAGCAGAAGGAAGCTATCGGCGGAATTGTCAAATTCGGCGCAGAAGCAGGTGCAGTAATCGTAGTTATGAGGTCACTAACCAGCGCACTCGGATTTATGCGATTAGCTACAATTGCTGCTGCAGGTCCTTGGGTAACATTGGCTACGGTAGCAGGGCTCGCAGCTAAGAACATATATGATGCAGTGTATGCATCTAAAACCGCAGGTTCTTATCTAAATGTAGAAGTTGATGGTATGAAGGCCCATCGGAATCTGAACTCCGATAAGGGCACAAGTGAAGCATACATGGCAAACCACGACGGAAGGTATTGGGTTGAGGATAGTTCCTTCTTCGGTTTTTTTAAGAATGACCGCTTAGCTACAAAAGAAGAAGGCGCTAGAATCGATGCGGCTTTAAAGCAAAAAGAAGAGGCGGATGCTGCGAAAGCGAAACTCGATGAAGATCTTGCAAAAGCGAAAGCGGACCTTGCTAATGGCGGATTAACGAATACCGAAGCTATCAATAAGGCAAATGAGGAAGCAGCGAAAGCGGCTAAAGCCCAAGAGCAGGCAGCTAAGAAAACTCAACAAGCGGCAGAGAAGTTAACGAGTGCCGTGGAGCGTATGTCTGAGTTATATCGGTCTCTTACCTTGCAGAGTTTACAAATTGACGGCAGTCAATACGAAATCGATAAGTTAAATGCTAAGAACCAGTATGAAGCTAACAATAAGAATATTCGTGATATCATCCGTTCTGTTTCTGGATTGAGCGGAGGCGTTACAGGGGAAGCCGTGAGTGTGCTAGATGCGGCTAATGAGCAACTTGGCAAGGCATACGAGTTAGGTGCTGATGGTACATGGGCAACGGATTGCGGAAAGCTGTTCTCTGATTCGGTATTGCAGGCATTTGGTAAGGACGTACCTCGATATGTCCCATCTATCATGGATGCAGCTAGAGCCGCAGGTGCATGGCACGATGCAGGCGACGGGTACACGCCTAAGGCCGGCGATGGTGTAGTTGTACTTGGTGATAATCACATCGTCATTAGTGATGGTGCAGGTGGATATACTGGTGCTAATTCTAGTACTGGTGTAGTTAGCAAGCCGAGTGTATCAGGCGATTTCGGTACTATTACAGGATATGTAGACACTAGCTTATTAGCAGGGCATACCGGTGGTGCAGCCGCAGATACAGCTGGAAGCGCAACGAACGCTAAGAAATTAGCCGAGTCTGACCTAACTGCTTCTGTTCGAGCTAAGAATGAAGAGGTGTACCAAAAGCGTTTAGCTGAGGCACAGCGAAATCAAACTATCCGTGTTCGCAAGATGAATGAGGATATTAAGAAACTCGATTTCGAACGCACAGGCGACCGCTTGCAATTACTCAAAGCCGAAGCCGAAGCACAAAAAGCTCAAATCGATGATAACGTTCGCGAGTACACAAAGGCTGTAGGCGATAAGGAACTCGCTGAAAAGAAAGCTCAAGCGGAGCGTCTAAAATTGGCGTCTGATACTGAGCAGAAAATCAGAGAGTTAGCCTACACGCAAACGAGTGAAACCGTTGACCACTTAACTAACATGGTTACACTTGGTCGATTATCTCGCAGTGATGCGGATGCACTACTTGCTGAAGAGTTAAAGACCTATATTGACTATGCACGTAGTGAAGTCAATGAGGCCCAGTTAACAGCTACGCAAAGACTGCAAATTGAAAAGAACCTATTAGAGTCTCAACAGAAGCTATGGGAACTTGCAGGTCGCAGTCTGAAAACGAGCCTACAAGAAGCAGCACGCCAATATAAGCAAGAGACTACCAATTATGCTGATTTAGCTAAATCGACTTTTGACAGTACGATGAGCTCTATCAATTCAGCATGGACAAATAATCTCGAGGCTATGGCAACAGGAACGAAGTCGTTTAGTAAAGGCATTAGGGACATATTCAAGGATATGACAAATGCCATTATTAAGATGATGATTCAACTAACATTCCAACAATATGTAATGCCTAAGTTACTAAGACTATTCGGCGGAGTCGTTAACGGCATCGGTTCTCTAGGTGCTGCAAAAGGAACGTCATCCTTTGCCGGTGGTAGTTCGTTTAGTTCGGTGTTTACGGGAAATCGATTTGCTGCTGGAGGAAAAACAAATCCAGGACTTATGTTGGTCGGTGAAAACGGACCAGAACTATTACAGTCCTCTGGATCACACCGCATTTACACGGCGAGCGAAACCCGTAGATTGATGGGCGGTACTACAAGTAACAACGTAGTTGTTAATATCGTTAATCAGTCTGGTCAAGAACTCGAAAGTAAGCAACAGAATTCTCGGTTCGATGGTGAGAATTATGTTATCGATGTAGTAGTTCGTGCTATGGAATCAAACAAAGGAGGTATGCGTGACGCTATCAAGGCATCCGCAGTATAACTATGGCAGTATTTCCAGATATTCGGTGGCCGATATACCCAATTCAGGAGACTACTCCAGATATTTCGTATAAAGGCCAAGTTGAAAACATGACGCTAATCACCAGGAAGAAGACGACAAAGGCCCGACGGACATATTCCGTCGGGTACAAATTGCCAACAGCTGATTACTATAAGCTTCGGGCGTTCTATGACGAAGTTAACTGTTCGGGTGTATTCGACTGGGTACATCCAGAAACACGGGAAACACTAAATGTACGATTTGCTGATCAGTTAGACTTTGCGGCGAATGACTACGGAGTGTGGCTGGGAACCGTGAAATTACAGGAGGTATAACATGTTACCGCTCTCAACGGCATCGATTTTAGAGAAAAACCAAATATCGGCCACAGGTGTGTGGTTAATGCTGTTAGAAATATCCTATAAAGGGGATACGATTCGATTGGTATACAATACGGAGAATATCCAATTTCAAGGCAATACCTATATCGCATTTCCATTTACCATTCAAGATGTTACAGAGAATGCGACGGATTTACCTAATATCAAGCTATCCGTGTCTAACGTGACTCGTACAATTCAGCGCATGGCAGAGTCTAATAATGGATTCACTGGAGCCAATGTCATCATTCGCGTAGTGAATACGAACATACCTGGTGTGTGCGAGCAAGAGGAGCATTTCGTAATTACGGGAACCCATGCGAATGCTGAATGGATGGAGTTTACGTTGGGGACTGACTTTAGTTTCACTCGACGATTCCCATTAATTCGTGTGATGAAGGATTTCTGTCCGTTCAAATTTAAAGGAGTTCAATGTGGATATAAAGGGCGCGAAACTCAATGCAATAAAACCCTAGCACGATGTCGTGAATTGGGGAACAGTACACGATTTGGCGGAGAACCTACTATACCGCAAGGAGGACTGTATGCATCCAATAAGTGACTTGACTGATATCATAGGCACCCCATTCTCGGAAATGAAATGCTGGGATGTAGTTGTTGAGGTATATAGGCGTAGCGGAATACCACTACCCGAATATACCCAAATCCAAATGGATGAATGGCGCGAGGTTCGTGAGCCAATGCCAGGGAGTGTTTTGGTATTTGCGCTATATGGTAAAAATCTCGATCATGTAGGGGTTTATCTTGGTGAAGGTAAATTTATACACGCTACTGAACACAGCGGCACCTGTATAGAGCACATATCAAAGTACGTGCCTCGATTGAAGCACATTTATGAAAGGAAGGAGTAGCAGATGGTTAACGTAATTATTATAAATAATCCGTTCAAGCCAGAGCAACGGGATACAAAATATTTGCCATTTAAACAGGGCAAGTCTATCAGCTATTACTTCAGTGCACCTGGTGAATGGGTGTACTCAGTAAATGGACATGAGGCGGCACCAGATACAGTTGTAAACGATGAAGACTACATTGTAGTAATGCCCCGAGTTGAGGGTAAGTCCTTTGGTATTCTTCTATCAATAGGGCTGGCTGTATTTACCGGGGGTATTGCTTCGGGTGCTATCTTTGGTATACAAAGCTTAATTTGGCGGTCAGTAATTGCTATGGCGGTAGGGATGATAGGTAATGCTATTGTCTCAAAGCTAACTGCTCCTAAGGTTGACCGTTCGAATTCCGAACAGTCAAATACATATGGCTGGGGAGGTACTGAAACTGTTACTGGGCAAGGCTACCCTTTAGCCGTAACATATGGCCGAATGAAAAGTGCGGGGATATTATTATCCCGCCATGTAATTAGTGATGGTGAAAAGCAATATCTTAATCTTTTATACTGTGCGGGTGAGGGCGAATTATCAAAAATAGAAGATATTAGTATTAATGCTAACCCAATCAGTAATTATAAAGATGTGCAGGTGGATATCAGAAAGGGCACAAATGACCAAACAGTTATCCCAAATTTCAATGATAACTTTGCGGATCAATCTCTAAACTATGAATTGACTGAATCATGGAATACGCAACAGGTACAAGGCAATGCGTGTGACGCGATAGAGTTAACTGTTGGATTTCCAAACGGATTATATTATTCAAATGATAGCGGCGGCGCTGACCGTACGTCTGTCACGTTGAAAGCAGAAATTCGTAAGGTAGGTGATGAGTCCTGGCAGGCATTACCTTTAGCAAATCAAAAGGGAATGGCCGGGCATATTAAGCGCCGTGACGCGTGGAACTTTATTAAGTCAGATAATAACGTGACAAATACATCTGATTACGCAGGACGAATTGAAGAGGCGACAAATAATGCGTTTTATCGTGTATTTCGCTTTGACAATCTCGAAAAGGCGCGTTATGAAATCCGTATGCGATGCAGTGCGAAAGATGGAAAAAGCCTGCGCCATATCAATAAGGTCTACTGGGTACAGCTAACCCAAATTATTTATGACGATTTCGTGCATCCGGGGAAAGCCCTCATTGGAATTAAGGCTTTGGCTACATCTCAGCTAAGCGGTACCGATCCAAAAGTAACATGGATTCAAGAACGTTCAGAGGTGTATGTGTTCAATCCGTACATCAATAAGTATGAAGCGCAACCAGCTGACAATCCGGCTTGGGTTGCTTATGATTTAATCCACATCTGCCGTAAGATTGGCGGTGAATATGTTGTATTCGGACAGCCCTATATGCGCCTTGACTATAACGCATTTAAGGCATGGGCAGATAAGTGCAATACAAATGGATTTACATTCAACTATATATACGACACCGCTATGCGATTATGGGATGCGTTAAAGTATCCAGAAGCAGTAGGTCGAGGAAAAGTAATTCCTGTAGGAACCAGGTTCACATGCGTTAGCGATTATCAATCTACACCAGTACAGTTGTTTACTGTGGCCAATATAAAACACGGCAGCTTTACTGAAGAGTTTCAAGGTGTGGAGGCTAGGGCTAACTCTGTTGAAATATCGTTCCTTAACAAGGATAAGGATTATGAGCGAGACGTCATTCCAGTATATGGGGATACTTACGACGAGTCGGATACGCTAACAAATCCGGCACAAGTTGAACTCATGGGGTGTACTAGTCTTGAGCAGGCCTATAAACACGGTAAGCATTTCTTGCGATGCAATAAATATGAAATACGTACTGTGACAATAGAGGCGTTTACCGATGCCATAGCGTGCACGGTAGGAGATATTATTCTAATTCAGCACGACATACCTGAATGGGGCGAGGGCGGTCGTGTGGTTGCGGTAAGTGGACAGACGATTACACTCGACAAGGAAGTGTCGGTACAACCAGGAAAGAATTATCAATTGCTGATTCGTAGCAACTCTACGGATATCGTCTCTACGTTTAATGTAGTAAATGTATCAGGTCTCAATGTGATTGTTAAAGAGGCTATACCGGTGCAGCCTGATGCGGTATATGCATTCGGAGAAATTTCTAAATCGGCTAAGCCATTTCGTGTGTTGGCTATTACAAAAACACTATCAGAAATGACCCGTAAGATCCAATGCATGGAATATTATCCAGAACTCTATGTATCAGATGATGGCACGGTGCCAAGTATTGATTATACAAATCACGGTGTATCTGATATTCAAGCAGTGGGATTAGTGAGCGATGTATACGGTGCTAACGGCATCATGTACTCACGTATAGGTGTAACATGGCAGTTACCTCGAGACGGAAAAGTCTCAAACGTAGTCGTGAATTACCGAAACGTAAAAAGCGATACGTGGACATATATCGGAAACTACCCAGCATCCACAAATACTACCACGATATCTGATGTGCTACTAGGTGCGACCTATGAGGTGCGAGTGCAGGCTATTAATGAGTTAGGACAGTTAACTACTGGCGTAACAAAATCTATAGCCATACCTAAGATGCAAGCACCTGAGGATGTGCAAAATTTGCACGTACTCAGTCGATATAATCAGACTGCCGATAAAAGTGTTTACTACGACTTACAAGTGCTATTTGACCCGCCTAGTAATCCTGCCAATTTCGATGTGGCCGAGGTTTGGTATCTCTTAAAATCAAAAAGTGGAAAACCTGTAGCGGGGCAAGAATGGCAGTACGCTGGCAGTAGTAATAGCCAGGTTATCATCAAATCATTAGGTCCTGGTGAGGAGTATCGAATCAAAGCAATCTCGGTTGACCGATTTGGCAACCGAGCAGAAACAGCCCAAATGGTTGATGTGATAGTCAAACCTATGGATGCGATACCTGCCATGCCTAGTAATTTTGGTATTGCGTTCGGCAGAAATGCCACCGCATCATGGGATGAGGTGCTGAATGCTGACGTCGACTATTACGAATTACGTACCGATAATAATCCTGGTAAAGATACGAATGCTTTATTGGCAAGAGTTAAAGGTACATCTGCTGTACTTACTCTATCTAAACGAGCGGATACTGTTTATTTATATGCTCGAAGCACGTTGGGCAAATACTCGACTGCAGCAACATATGAGTATAACGTTCCTCAGTTGGCCGCGCCTGAGCTTGTAGTAAAAAGCCAGTTAGGGGGATTTAATCTTTATTTCTCAACTAAACCAGCACAAGCATATGCAATCAGATGCCACGTGATCGGAGATGAACGCACCGATGCTTTTGAAACTACTAGCACCATGCTGACATATTCGAACTCAGCCGGAATATACCGGATACGTTGCTCGTTTGTTGATGTGTTCGGAGATGGATTCGTTAACGAGAAGCAAGTCGTGATTAAGACACAAATTGATGCGAGCTTGCTAGATCTTGAGTCTCTCGGGCTGAATAAAGTTGATGAGCGAATTAAGGAGCTTGATAAGAAATTCAATACGAATTCTAAAGAGACCACTAGAAGAATTACGAATTTGGCGTCACATACGGAATCTCGCATTACTGAGTTAGCTGGTAGCATCGATTTACAAGTTAAAAAAAGTATTGGTGAGATTGATGGTGGTGAGTTGGTGTCTCGCATTAACCTCAGTCAGTCCGGGGTATACATTGCGGGGAAATTGATTCACATCACTGGAGCGACTAAGTTCGATGACAACGTCATTGTTAATAGGATGATTCAGGCTAACGCAGTCACTGCCGATAAATTACAGGTTGATAATTTATCGGCGGTGTCCGGTACAATCGGGTTACTTCGTTCGAAAGAGACCGGCGCTCGTGTTGAGATTCAGGATAATCTTATTACAGGTTTTGATGATGATAACAACCCTCGGATTAAACTTGGGTGCTGGTAGGAGGTATTATGGAACCGCATGTATTAGCTTATGATGCTAACGGCAATATCATACTAAATCTCAAGGAAAGGCTCACACGTATTGATGGGCGGATGTATGTATCAGGCATTCCTAATCGACGTCAGCAAATTACTGTGAATGGATTGCAGCCTGGTCAACATGTCTGGGCTGCAGCCATGGGGCAGTACTTAGTGGCAGAGGTTAGGGGCAATATCATAACATATTATTTTGCAGTGTCCCAGGATGAGTATAATATCAATCGTCAATTTAAGGGTCTTACGTATGAAGGGTGGCTGGCGTATGGAATTTATTAACATCCAGAATAAAGAAGGTGTCACGATTATAAACGATACCTATGACAATCTAGTATATCTTAGTTTCCCTAAACAAAAAGATGCAGTTCTTTACACTGGGGCGATGAGGGGGATAACGCCAACGGTTCAAATCCCGCTCAAACCTGTAGCTTACGCACCTATGCTGGTGCCTACAAGTAAATACCAATACGGATATATTGCAGGGGAAGCTAATGTAATCCAGGTCTTTTATATTACTAATCGCATATATCATGGCGATGCACCTCTTATCGCAGTATCAGTTCCGCAAGGATTTGAATTCGCGGCTCAGTGGGTTCATAAACGTCGTGAGCAGTTAATGGTACTAGTAGTGGATGTAATTAAGCCAGGCGAAAAGGTAACGCAAGCAATGGTTGATGAAGTAAAAGCTGGCATCAAGTTTTACTGCTTCGGTTATTTCGAGGATGTTATGGCTAATGCAGATACGCCTCGTATTCGATTTGTTGACAAGGTAGGAAGTAGTAAGCCTAATACGGCATTGCAAGTTCTTGGCCGTCACAAATATTATAAAGCGTCTTGGGCAACAGATTACAATCTGCACAATGATGTGATATATGATAGCCGCATCAGGTACCTACGTGTAATTGATCACTATGTGCATGATTGGTATAACCAGTTATCAAACTACATTCCGGATACTTTTACAGACATGGCTCGTGACCCAAAGACATATGGCGTCAAGGTTGCAATTATTCCTATGTCCGTAATCGATGCATCCGTTTGGGGGCCTAATATTAATAATGGAGATAAAAAGTCACACACGGGGCGAGTGTGGCAAACGTTCAGATTTCACGATGAGAGTACTGTATCGCTGAAATCGTATCAGTTCATTAATTGGAATACAGTCACTACGTATCCTGTAGGTTGCTCGGGTAAAACCACATCTCAGTATTTGGTAGTCGATGTGACCGGGTACGATAAACAAGGTACGATTCCATTCAATTAAGGGAGACGATAAGTAATGAATGTAAAAGATATAGACCTCAATATTGGCGAGGATTTCGGGATAGTTTACGCAGTCCAAGATGACAATGTGGATTTGACAGGGTTTAAGTCAGTATTCGCCATACGAAAGCGAGCAAGTGGTCCGCTTGTTATTAAAGTGCAAGGGGTAGTATCTGGGAAGATTGCGACATTCAATATTTCCGGAAAGGATACCCTAGAAATTAAGTCCTTTGGTGAGCATGTGTATGATGCTTTTGCATATAAGGAATCGGAGCCTAGCCGATATTATAAACTGGGCATGGGGGTAGTCAACATAATTCAGGATGTGGCCATGCATGATTAGAGGAGGAATGTATTATGCAAAACAAAGCGTTACCAGTAAGAATTGAAGGTCCGATTAAAGTAGAGGCGGAAGTAAAAGCAACCATGGTAGGCGATAATGGAAAAAGTGCTTATGAAATCGCAGCTGCTCACGGGTTTAAGGGTACTGAACAGGAATGGCTTGATAGCTTAAAAGGTCCTAAAGGTGATAAGGGCGAGGACGGACGAGACGGCGCAAGTGCCACAGCTGACAACGCTCATCAGTTATTGCTACAAGGTAACGTATGGTGTGAAAGTGCCAGTGTTGACGATGTACTCACCGCCTTAATTGGCAATATTGGTAAGCCGTTCCCTCGGACTGAATTTAAGCCGTTGACTATTCCAAGCGTAATCCAAAGGCAACAGGTGGTATCCGTTACAGGCGAACCACATTACAGCGTTAAGGTAGTCGGCAACGATACACCTTTCACGCTAGATAGTACTGGGGCTTGCACTATTACAATTCCACCTCTAGGTGAAGATGATATAAAACTCACCTATCACAATTTCACAGGTGCGAAAGTAGGCGATTATACGATTGCTGGCGTTCAAACTGGTGCAGCTGCTGATGAAGAATATACCGAAAATGGTATTGTGTACAAACGCTATGGCGATGTGTTGAAAATGGACATTACCAACAACACAGTGAATGGTAATTTTAAGGGTAACCCTAAGAATTGGGACGTTACGCAAAAGGTAATTTACGCCAATAAGCCTTCAACGCTTAATTTAGGTGATAACTGGAACAGCTACGGCCCTTATTATATTGAAACGCCTGAAAATATAACATTTAAAGGATTTAACAACAATATGCGACTAACCATAGTTACATCAACACAGGGGACTACAACGCTGGCCTTTGATAAGAATACCATTGAATGGAATGCGACTAACCATAGTTACATCAACACAGGGGTCAAAAACAGCGACCATTTGTAATTAATTAAACCACAGGGGGAACACATGCAAGAATTAACTGATTTCATGGGCGAGGCTTGGCGGACATTGACGGATTCGTTCGTTCTAAAGGCCTTGCTTGCATGTGTCCCCATTACGTAACTATCACACTTAGGGGGAGTGAATGGATATATTGAACGACATTTTAGTAATGCTGATTAGCGGTGTATCACATGAGCATATTGTCAGTATGGGCGTTATCATCATCTTAACAACCGTATTGCTATTCATTGACGCCGCGCAACGCATTACGACGGAGGTGCTTAGGTATAACAAGGATAATCACAGGAACAATACGCCTATAACATTACTTACAACGCTCGCATGGTATGGCTGGGGGAAAGGTGGATACGTTGACGCGACTACAGGGCTGAAACGTAGGTACCTTATGAGTGAACGCTTACGATCCGATTTACTAACGAAATTATGCGTACAGTATCCAGCATGGATGGTCTTATCGGTAGTGTTTGAATCGCTACCGGATATCCCGATTCCGAATACTGAACTATTCCTGGACCATATCTTCTCATTCCTATTCATGCTGATTCCGTTCTTCTCAGAATGTTGGTCAATTATCGAAAACTTACGAGAAATGGTTGAAGATGACCTCGTGGACTTTGGAAAGATATTCCAAGGCGTATTAGAGATTATCAGAGCATGGAGGGGTAATGGATAAGTTAGCTATCATTAACCGCATCAAGCGGTCCTATCAGTCAATTAGAATAGCTGGCATACGGCCAACTGGAGTATTAGCAACGAGGGCACTAGTCCTCGTCATGCTAGTACCGATGATACTCGTAGTTGCCCAGTATGCGCTATCAACAATTAGAGGTTATGTATCGCCTGAAGCAAATCAACTTATCGATAAGGGTGTATTAATTATTGACCATATTAACGTTCCGTCGGTACTTATGGCTATCGTAGGGCTGTGTGGCATGTTTATTGACAAAGACCATAACGGGATACCAGATAAGCTGGAGGAACCGAATACGTTGCCTACGAACAGACCTGGCATACAACAATTAGCAGATGACGTTAACCATGATGAGAGGGGGAAATAAATGTTTAGACAACTTACAATGGACGAGTTAAAAGACCTAGCACTAGATGCATACGGCCAAATTGAAAAGGCATACCTGCATTGGACAGGCGTCAAAGGTGGTAAGCACTTCAAGGATTACCATATTAACATTGACAGAGATGGCACGATGTGGACCGATATGGAGGCTTTAACCAATTATAAGGAACACACCTATATGCGGAATAGTAACGCAGTAGGCATTGCTATTGAAGCATGTTGGGATGCAGTCAGTGAAAATAATCTAGGTAGCGAACCACCTACAACAGCACAGTTAACTACTATGGCACAGATTATGGCTGTGTTAACTATTAATGCTGGTGTGCCACTTGACCTACAACATCAAATGACACACGCCGAAGCAGCAGATAATAAGGACGGCCTAGACCTCTATTATTTAGATCCGACTGGATTCCCAAATAACACCTACGGCCCAGACTCCAACGTTGACCGATGGGACCTCTTAGTGTGCCATGAAGGTGACGAACGATGGAGCGGGGGCGACTGGTTACGTGGTACTGCTCGATGGTGGGGTGCTCAGTGGGGTAGTACGATTTAGGAAGGAGCAATTATGTATGAAACTATCAAGAACAAAATTATATCTGCGATTACTCGTAAGCGCGTTATTCTTGGTGTGCTTAGCGTTCTTATCATCTGTTTCGCATGCAGCCTCCTTAGAGGGTACCTCGACACAAGAGCCGACTATCAGCGTACCCGTGAGCAGTTGGAACGAACTCAAAGGGCGCTTGACGAAAGCAGAAAGCTCAATCAACAACTCAGAGAAAGCGTTGCAACAAGCCAACGACTTAACCGCGATGCAGGGAACAGCATTAACAGAATTGAAGATTATCAACGAAGAACGGACGAAGGAATTGAACGCGCTCAAAGCAATCAACGAGAAACAGGGGCAAGAATTAACGAAAGCCTCCAATCTCTTGACAACGCAAGAAGCGAAATTGAACGAAGCCTCGACCTCATTAGAAGAATTGACAGAGCAAATCAAACGCAACAAACGAACCGAGCAACGCCTTAAACGGCAACGGGATACATGGGCCGTGGTAAGCGGTGTGTTTGGATTAGCAGGTGCAATTCGTCGATGACTGAGAGGTGATCCTTATATCTTCTGAGCAGGAGCAGGTGGACTCCTGGTAGTATAGTTTTGATAAAATCAATAGAGCCTACTAACCTAGATTAAATCTAAGTTAGTAGGCTCTTTTTTGTTTGTAAAAATCAAAATAAATACTTGATTATATACACGATATAGGGTATAATATAGACATAGGGAAGGAGGTGATGATAGTGGACATAATAGAAAAGCTAACAAGCTTAGCAAATGCGTTAACGCCACTGGTACTGGCACTAGCAATACTAAAACTTGTTAGCAAGGAGTAGTAAAAAGCAGGCGGGTGAAAGCCCCGCCACCTTTTCAACATCATTGTAAATCAACGAGGTGAATTATGCAATATATAGAATGGTTGATTAATATAGCAACTATTATTATTTTGATACTAGCTGTTAAACGTTTAGTTAGAAGGTGATGAAATTGAAATTTGAACTAGATGATATCATGACAACACAAGAGGCTGCAGAGCGGTGGAATGTTACTGCTGATTCATTAAAACAGAATTGTAGAGGTCGTGTAAAGAATGGATTTAAGGAGGGCGAGTTTAAGAAGTCTGGGAAAATGTGGCTAGTTACACGGCAAGGTATGGAACGGTTATACGGAAAAGAATCCGCTTTAAGTAGTGTAATAAAAAGCGTGTCAGACGAACATTAG